TATGCGAAATTGCTTTAATTATTTCTTTAGGATAGCACTCGGCTTCTTTCATTTCTGTCTCCCTATATTGATGTTTTGGTTTCTCTAATAAATGGCAGCAGCAAAAGATAGTTCTTTTCGCCCTGTTTTACATCATATTCGTTATGCTGTAGTACATAGTCTAATGCCTCTTTTCGCTCCCGTGCACCACCAAACTGCACCTGTAGCCATTTTTCTGGATGGATAGAAGTTTTAATGTCTTTTCCTTGAATAGCACGAGCCACAGAACCTTGGCGGTTTGAGTTTAATCTGAGCTTATTACGTGCTATTCGCCATACGTCCGTATGCCAGATATAGCCGTATTCTGGAAATAAAATGTTGTGAACCAAAGCACGGGTTCGTATAAATGGAATATCAAACTTACAACCATAGTGAGTAACAAGACGGTCATATTTCCAAAAATGGTCAACCAGGGTTTCAACTATACGTCGGTCTGTTATACCAGACCGCAAATCTTTTGGTGTTAGACAGTCATAATATATTTCATCTTTGCCAATAGTTTTAATGCACCAGCTTAAAATGATACCAAAATTAGCATCAAGATTACTGGCCTCAATATCCAGAAATCCTTTTCGTTCTTTAATGTTGTGAGCAGCATTGTAACAAGCGATATGCCCAGTTGACAATCCGTTATGTCTATGATTTGGGCAATGCCAGTTTAGCCGCCGTAAATACTCTGCTTTAGAAAACCGAAGCGGATTTACTTGCGAGTACTGATACGGTTCTATGTATTTCCAGGGTTCTCTAAGCCGCTCTTGTAAATCTATTTTATCCATTTTCTGCTCCTATTTTTAACGCTATCTGCTCCTATTTTTAACGCTATTAGCTCTTTAATTGCCTCAATTACTATATCGGTAACATCACAGAGTGCAATTATAAGCCGCTCTTGTAAATCTATTTTATCCATTTTCTGCTCTTGTAAATCTATTTTATCCATTTTCTGCTCCTATTTCCAGTGTTATCACTTCTTTAATTGTATCAATTACCATATCGGTAACATCGTTGAATACAATCATAGGCACATTATGCTCTCTGGCGTATTCTATTTCCTTCATCATTCCTCTGCTAATATAACCTTGCCAATCATACACAAGCAGTAAGCTGCACCTACTTATAATTGTACAATCTACATCCAAAATTTCAGTTTCTGTTAAAAACCCCTTATCATAAGCTATCTGGATAAACTCATCGTGCTGAGCAGGCACATATAAATCTATCTCCGGTACACAACAAGATATAATTGTGCCCGCTACAATCGCCTTATTGCAGTTTTCGCTTATAGTTCTTTTATCAGCATCTAATCCCAGGCGACCCCGTATAGCGTGGCTCATATATGCTCTTATTCGTTTCATTTTATTTATTATCCTTTCTGCTATAGAGAAACCTATTGTCAAACTTCTTATATTCGCTGGGATGGGCCTCGTACACAATTAAAAACGCTAAGTTGCAGGCAGCGTGCCATAAATGACTAAATCCTGTTTCGTTATCGTAGTCCTCTCCTCTCCACCACGCCAAAAGATGCCGCCGCAGTGCCCCATATACTCTCTTATAGTTTATGCCCTTTCTCCAGTTTTCGTCCTCATATTTCTGAGCACCATATGTTAGAATTGTAGCAACCGCTTCTTCAAATTCCGGCGGGATTAAATCCATCCTGAGCTTACCGCCATCAAACTTTGTACCTTCAGTTAGCTCGCTCATCTTTCCTCTCCTTTAACTTTTGTAGCTTTTTGTCGAGTCCCTCTCTACTAATTATACCAAATGCCAAGTTAAAACGCAAGGAGTATTCCCCATCAGAGATAAATCGGAGACTTTTTTGTTTCATCAACAAATCACGGATTTGCCTCAAAAAACGCCTGGGCAAAAGCAGGCGGGGTTATAGCACGTGTAACTCCACCATCATTCGGCATATTGTTAATCTTTTGTAACAGCGCCGGCGGTTCTGTGTATTTACGCTTCGGCTCATTGAAATAGCCCCATAGGTCTGTCGGCTTACTAATATTATCGCCAAATTCCCAATAGCGAACAGTCATTGATGGTTTGCCTAAGAATTGACGCAAAAAACCTCTCGGATTCTCTAAGCACCAAAAAGCTAAAGGTGCTTGGAACCGGCATTTCCAAATAATATGGAGACAGGCCTCAACGATTTCCATTCCCAAACGAAAATTGCGAGGTGCACTTCCCTTAGCAAGGCTAAACTCAGTACAAGGTGGGGCGGCCAAAATACCGTAAACGTTTTCGGGTGGTTCGTAATCACGTACATCATACTCTGGCAGCGTAATAAGTCTCACGTCGTACCCGTGTTCTGCATAGGGACGCGACCACGCCCCTGTCCCGCCGCATAAATCAAGGATTATTTTATTTTTATTCGTCATCTGCGTACTTTTTTGCCATATCATTAGCGGCCCCTTTCAATTTTTTCATCTTCTGTTCAAATTCTTCTTTACTAATCTTACCAAACGCCAGGTCAAAACGCAAGGAGTATTCTTCATCAGAAATAAATCGAGGGCGTGGCAGGTCGCCCTTGCCGGCAGATGATTTATGCTTGGCTTTCTCTGTCATTTTTGTCCTCTAATCTATATCTTTTCCTCAGATTATCTATTGTCTTTGTCGAGATATACGGGTCGTCCAAATAGGGGTCTCTATTTTTATACCAGCAATTCCACTTTTTTGGTCGCTTTTTCCAACCATCACAATATCGACCTCTATCGTCTGCTATACGGCCCGTCAAAGAAAGAGTACGACCAAGTAAAAGACAGTGGGAAACCGTTGCAGACGTATCACTGTGTGTTTTACCAATTCGATAGTATCGACAAGTCGCACAACATTTCTCAACAAATTTTAACTTAAACATAATTTCCATCCTTTCATTGAGTTCTGCTCCTTTTTATTTTACACTTTCTAAAACCGCCAGGCAGGAGTCGAACCTGCTGATGCCTACGTTCCAGCCTATGCCGGATAACCCATCCCATCCAGGCGTCCCTGGTCTGGCATCTTGCCCGTGCGTTTCCCACACGCCGCTGGCGGCCTCACTTACTTAAGCTACTCTTCTACCCTTTTCGATAGTCGGCGAATCAAAGCCTTCAGCAGAGGATAACCGATATAACCTGCCAGAACACCGACCACCAACAACACAATGTTCTCGAAAATGTTTCCCATAGTCGTCTCCTTTACACTTTAGACTTTTTAATTGATGCTCTTACATCTGCTACTAATTTACGTGTGCTTTTAGACTGTACGTCATCGTGCACACTGGCAAAAGACTGTTTATAAGCAGCCTTTGGGTTGGCTTCAATAATCTTTTTGTATATCTCATTTCCTTCAATAATCTCAAACAACGCTCTACGCCGTGCCACAATACTAAACAACGCCGCAGCAATCGAGCCAATTAGCCCACAAACGGCCATCCACTCCGCATACCGTGCTACAGCCAGAGATAGGTATAAGCTGGTAGCACTCGCCGCTATAGAGGCCGCCCCCAATTTAGCTGCACCGTTTATCAAAGCAAATACTCCGGCGGCTATTCCTAAAATAGACAGCGTAACCAGCCAATTAGACTTCTTTATGGAGTCGTATAGCCGCTCTTGTGGCGTAGGCGGAGCACTGTCGGGGCTATCTCGTTTTGGCGGTATTGCACATCCTACAATAATAAGCATTAACACTATCAGCACAGTTCTCATTTTTGTTTCTCCTACCTTTTAGTAACTTTTGCACAATGAGCACAAGCTGCTCCTGCAACTTTCCTTATTTTCAAATCCGGTTTGGCTTTTTTATAGACTTTGACGACAGCCTTCGCAAATATCAACGGAGCCTTGTCTTTCCCGTACTCTTCATAAAAAGCCTTACTATATGCCCGCTTGCCGTGAACCCAGGCGTGGCATCCTCGACACAAAAGAACAATCAAGTTCTGCTCATAATCTGTATGGTGTCTACACCAATTTCTCTTGTTAAGTTGTCGCCTACAAATCATACACTTGTCGCCAAACGCAGAGAAGTACGCCTCTCTCTTTATATCCGAGCAGGTTTTTGATAACTTTTTTTTACGCTCTAATTCTTTTTTTGACATTTTCAGCTCCTACTATCTTAACCCATTCCCTTAGGTCTTTTCCCTTCTCCGGTATTATTATTGTAACATCTCTATCTTTGTTTGTCAACTCTTTTTTTAGTTTTTCTGCTGCTGTTATCCCCGCATCATCATTATCTGCCATAATGGCTACAGACAAAGTAGAGGGGACAAGCGACTTTAGTATGTTATCTCCACCCGTAGCACACGTCTTACCAATAGCATTAAGTCCTATATCTATCGCAGTTGCTGTATCTGAAACGCCCTCGCAAATTATTATCGGCCTATACCAGCATACCTGGGCCGGTAATAGCAGCCCCATTCTGCTGCCTCGCACTGTTCGTTTGTGCCCCTCAGGGTACACACGCTGTATGCCGATAATCTTAAACAAATCATCATAAAGAGGAAAAGACCAGGCTTGCCCAGTCCAACCTGCCGCCATCCTAAATAGTGTTTCTTTATGCCTAAGACTCCAATAATCCATCAGGCGAGATAGTGCTGCTTTAGTCAAATGGGTACGATAAATATGGCTTAACATCTCCCATTCAACAGAAACAACTACTCGTGGCTCTTTGTGCTCAATATGTAATCCCTTGACGGCCCCCTTTGCTCCGCACGCCCAACATATAAACCGCCCCGCATACGGGCCTGTTTTATCCACCTGTAGATTAGGGCGGCTTTTATCATTATGAAACGGGCAGTAAGCAATAATCATCTGCTCGTTTTCTCGGACAACCTTTAAGTCATTAAGATTGATAGTCGAATATGCAACCATTCTAAAATTCTCCCAATGGGACTCCTTCTGAAAAGGCCATACAATGCGAATCCCACATACAGTTTACTACTCCGGTGGGGCCGTTTCGATTTTTAGCCACTATAATCTCTGCCGCCCCATCGTCTATTGCATTTGGGCTTCGTATTTGTTTATAGTAGCCTGGCCGATATAATAAAAGCACAATATCTGCGTCCTGCTCAATGCTACCAGAATCTCGCAAGTCGCTGAGTTGTGGACGCTTGTTCTCTCGAAATTCAACGGCCCGATTTAACTGGCTCAATAACACAATCGGGATATTATACTTTTTTCCAACAGCTCTTAAATGCCGACAGATTACTGATAGCTCTTGATTACGATTCTCTGCAGGATGAGATAGTGTCATCAGTTGTAGATAATCAATTAACACACAATTTATTGCATCCTCTGGATTTACGTTCAATAGCTGTATTTGCTTATCTATATCCGCCGGTGTAACAAGAGCGTTGTCGTTAATAAACAGCTTTCGTTTTGACAGTTCTTTTTGGGCAACCTCTAATCGGCTCTTCTCGTTCTTTGATAATGCTCCGGCCTTCAAACGTCTATAATCGACACGCGATAAATTGACAAGCATCCGCTCAATCAAAACTGTTGCACTCATCTCCAGGCTAAATATCAAAACATTTCCCGTCCTGCTGATATGCAAACCCACACCAATAGCCAGACTTGTTTTCCCCAGACCAGGGCGTCCGGCCAGAATAACTAACTCAGCAGGACTTAGCCCACAGATTTTCTTATCAAGGTGGGGAAGCCCAGTTGAAAGCCCAATAGCTTTGTTTGAAAGGTCCTGCACTACCTTTGGCAAATAATCTGCCACTTTTATTATGGACATTTTTCATCCCAGATATTCTCATTTGTCTAAAATGGTATATCGTCGTCTAACCCGCTCACATTGTTTGAGCCACCTGTATCGGTGCTATTCGACTTTTTCCTATCTAAGAATATTACGCTAAAAGCTACAACTTTTAGCCTACTACGTTTTGTACCTTCACTATTTTCCCATCGCTCAGTACGTAGAGAGCCATTTACCAAAACACGAGAACCCCTATCAAGATAGGCACTCACGTTTTCTGCTAATTTGCCAAATGCAGTACATCTTACAAACGTAGTCTCATCATTAGGCTGATTGATGGCTACATCAAAATCAGCGATTGGTGTGCCGGACGTACTATAACGTAGTTCCGGTATTCTTGTCAAGTTCCCACAAATTGTACAATTTGAAAACCCAATCATATTTTTTCTCCTTAATCGTCAAGACCTTTAATTGTCGGTTCTGGCCCATCTAAATCGGCACTTACGGAACCGTCGTTAGGGATAGAAACATCTTCTACAGGTATTCTGTCAATCACAGTAGCAACAGACTCCATCCGAGTAGGTAGCTTGCCAAACTCCTCTATGATTTTGTGTTCTAATAGGCCCATCTCTACTTTTTGCCCGCTTGTTTTAGCAAGCTCAGAATACGTATCAAAAAGCGTCTTCATAACCGCCTTAGTGCCTGCTGGCTTTGCTTGTTTAACAACCGGAGCTTTATCTTGTTCGCCCCCATACTTCTTAGATAGCTCTGCAACATATCTACTATCATCAAATTTCCCCTCGAATACATCAGAATTAAATCCCAATCTTGACAGAGCCTTTGTAATACAGTCTGTCTGCAATTTCTTGAAACACTCATCGTTGGGGCGGTACGGCATATCAGATGCTATAGGAAATTGCCCATCAGGATAATAAAATTCTCCTACTAAAGAAATGCCTACTATTTTACCAGCAGGCTGTTCATAAATATAGTTAAATCCTAAAGAGCGAAGGCCCCACTTATTTCCAAACGGCCCCCATAATTCGGTAGCTCTCTTAATCTGCGACTGAGCATCAATAGCAGTGAAGCCGCCTCGCTGATTTACCCGCTTGGTGATAGCAGGGTTCGTTTCACATACTTGATTCCATAACTCCATATTATTATTCTCCGGCGGTCTGGCTTTTGTAGCTTTCTTTGCTTTTGCCATTTGCTTACTCCTTAAAAATTAACTTATTATCGACACTACTAATTGTAATAGGTTCCGGTTCTTTTATACGAAACTTTTTCAATCTATCTAATGTAGATAAAAAGGGACTTTTCTTAAGAACGTACTGGTCATAGCATTTCTCACAGTACCACTTAATTTTCATTAGCTCATTATATGAGCTGGCTTTAGCTATACACTCCACACCACATTTAACACATCTAACAGTTTTCTTAATCATACCTGCTCCTTTTTTCTATAGGGACATACGTTTCTTACTATACAATAATTCTCGCATCTAACATTACATCCTTCCCTCTTCTCTACATATATTTTACCAGATTCCCAGTCCTTTGTCAAGCCTTTTTCTTTTATGTATTGCACCATTTCCTTATAGGACGGAAGGACACGACGGGCCGTTTTGACTCCCTTTTTTTTCAAAGCGTATGTTGTTGGGCGTTGCCACTGCTCTTCTGGCGTACAGATATACTCTCCGCCCTTTGCTACCCGCCTGTGTAGCTCTACTCGTTCTTTGATATACCGCTCAATATCTTCGTTTTTCCATAAAGGCAACTGAATACGGTGAAACCGGTGTTTAGGATAATCCTTATTCCTGCCCTTCATTGCTTCGTATTTGCTCCAATCCCGCAAGAAACTATTTATGTAGAGCTTTGTTACAGGATACCCATTTTGACGTATCAAATAGGCGTAGCAATTCAACTGGCGTTCCCAATTCTTATTGCCAAAGACAAAAGCCCAGGCAGACTGGGTTTTTATATCTTCAATATACCCTTCGTCCGGTTTATAAATGTCCGTTTGTCCCGTTATAATATAATCACCCATATTCACAGACCAGCGGCGTTCAATCATTGCATTAGATTCAAAGCCAGCCAGAAACTTATGAAAAGCAGTCCCGAACAGCGAGGATGATACTACTTCGTCCACGTCAATTTCTATTTTATCCCAGAATTTTAACATCAGCCGCTTAATCAGTGGCGAATCTATTAGCTCACTAACACGAAGCACTCCTTCTCGTGGCTTATAAATTTCTGCTTGCACTGCCTTCATAATGGCCGCCGGATAATTATATTCATTTCGTAGAATCATCCTCTTTCTCCTCTACTTTAATCTCTACTGGCAAAACTCGTGCTTGTTTCCAATGACAATAAGCCGAACCTACCATTGTTCTAAAATCTATTAACCTTTTAGCAGCATCTTCAGATTCAAAAAACGTTGCTTCTCGGAGCGGCCCCCAACCGGCCCTCTTATTATAATAATAAATGTCTAACTGTATAACATACACCTTTATACGATTCTGATATTTCATTTTGCTTCTCCACAATTAACACAAATCGTCAACAAACATCAAATCCTCACAATCAACTCTACTACAACAAACGCTACAACGTCCGCTCTCGTTTAAGACCGTATTGCAGCCACAAATAGGGCAAACGATAGTCTTATTCCGTATAATGTTCCAGCAAGAATGGCAATAAAATGTCCCGTAAGATACATACTTGCCCTCGTTGTGTTTATACTTGCTACCGCAAAAACTACATACAGAGTAATACGACGCTTTGGCTCTCTCTCTTATAGCACACGTTTCACACATCCAACCACTAATAACAAAATCCCATCTTAGTTCTGAAAGTGGAAACGATAGACCACAAATCTCACATCGCCCTTGATACTTTGAAATGTACACATTCTTCCCATAATCGTAGGTTGTTTCTATATCATAATTATCATAGTTTGTCCACTTCCATATCATATTGCTAAACCATATCCCGTCTTCCCACACTCCGCCGCCCTCATTAAGCAGTGTAACCTTTCCTTTATTATCCATAAACGCCAACTTAGAACTTGTTTCTTTACACCATTTTTCTAATTCATTCTTTATCTCCTCATTTTTAAGGAAATTTTCTGGCAAGCATTGTAAGATTGTTCGATTAAACTCCTGCGTATCCGATTCAGCATCGCTTCCCATTTTCGGAAAAACTCCATTATGAGCAAATGCCAGATTCTCATTCACATAAAACGGGTGGCATTTATCCGCACTCACTCCGCCGCTTGTTGCAAGGCGGAAATGCAGCAAAATATTAGCCTCAGGATAAGTACGCTCTATCTTGCGAAAATATCTATAGAGCCTACGAAACCCAAAATAGCCACGAGATACATATAGCCTGTTATTAACTGCAAAGGCCATACCGGCCCCGTCGTCGTTAGTCTTATAACACGCCTTCAACATCCGACGTGTTATTGTAGTTCCGGCAGGTTTGTAAACTATCACACACATTCAGTAATTATCTCCTCAAATAAAGGTTTTTGATTAACTATAAATCGCCACAAATTTGGATAAGACTTCTTTTGTGGCAACAGCCAATTCATAAAATCTTCGTGCACCATCTGTTCTAATGGTGCGTTCATTGAAAAATCATAAAGGGCCTTTGTAAACTCAACATTTTTCCAAAAACTACTCGGATTTAATGTACCTCTAAAAATTCGCAGTTCAACAGTAAACCCACGACACAAATTAACTGCTGCGTGGTGCGTTTCATAATCAGAACCGCCAGCAAAAACCCAACCTTTAATAGTATTATTAGAGTAACATCTCTTCGCCCACTGTTCTAATGTTTTTGGAATTCTCTGACTCATCCATAAAATAAAGCTGCTATTGTGGCGATTATAAATAAACTGCATAAACTTATACAAATGGTAACACCCGAATGCCCGCTTTGATAAATGTATATGCATCCCACACGTACCGACATCATAGCTTCTAAACCCAGCTCTTACTAAATCAAAGACAGGCAACCACTTTTCTTTATTTTCCATCAGCCAGGCCCAGGATAAAGGGTGCGATACTAACTCTACACCAAATCTTAAACTGCTATCATATTTGAAGTATAGCCAATTCGGCAATTTTCTCAGACGTTTAACGACTTTATCTTGCACGGCTTTGCTTGTAGCCGCCTCTATCGGCATCTCGACTTCAAGCTCAATGCCAAAAAATAATTTTCTCTTTGTTCTTTTCTCTTGTTTTGTCTGATAAAAATGCCAGCACGGCTCATACGCATACTCTTGTATCAGCTCAGGGTCAATATCTCTTGGGTGCTCTATTACGTGGAAATCTGGGCATTGCTCTTCAATAGAAGTTCCGCCCGTAGCAGACCACACATGCACCGGACTATTAGGTAACCATCCGTATTCTTGATTATTATCTGGCATCGTTCTCCCCTTATAGCTCCACAAGACTCTCACCGAACATCTTTAATCTTGTTTCTCTGTCATAATTCTGAAACGACTCTTCGTCATTAAACGGCACAGGATTTGAGTAAAAGGTTTTTGCAAATCTATGCGTTAAGTGGACTAATCTTTGTATTTCCTTTTCCGACAAACATTCTCGTATATCCGTATCGTCCTTAACTTCAATTCCATATACCCATTTTAGAATATCTCTGCTATGCCCAACCACATCTATAATCTGTAAACCAATGGCCTGTTTTGATTCATTCATTTTATTTCTCCATAGGTACTAAACGAATCAATTTTCGTATCTCTTTTTTTGACAAATGTTTTAATATATCTGCATCATCTTTAATTTCAACCCCATATACCCATCTTAACATTTCCTTTGCCCAATTTCCCCAACTACCCAGAAACGGCATTTGGCTATTGGCTTCAAATTCCTCTTGGCAAACAGTAGTAGAATACGCATCACCTAAATTGATATACTTTAATTCATATCTATCGCAACTAATATACTCAACGCCGTGCCCATTCAATAACTTATTAGCTGCATCCCACTCGCCCTCTTCAGCTAATTTCAACGCCTTTTGTAGTTTTTCTGTTGCTTTGTTCATTTCATTTTCCCCTTTAATGGAAGTCCGAAAAAGCATCCTTGCCTAACCCCTGTCCTATTTATAGTATAACACATTTTCAAGAAAATGCAAGTACTTTTTTGAAAAAAGTTAGCATTGGCTTCTAACTATTTGTCGCTCACTCACTGGCTTTTCTCTAAACTCTTCAACGATGTTAGGTTCGACTAATTTTAGAAGCCGCTCCGGTTGACGCCATAGCCAGTAGTAAAGATTTTCATATCGGTCTTTATGCTCTTTGATAAAAAGCAAAAACTCCGGCAATGGTCTACCGCTTTTTTTCGTAAACTGATAAAGAGCTTCTACATACTCAACATTTTTCCAAAAACTCTCCGGCAATAATGTCCCCCGAAAAATCCTAATCTCAATCGTTTCAAAGTTCTGTGTATTCACCGCCGTATATCGGCTATGCGGCTCACCATCATACACTTTGGCTCTAATTTCTGCACTATCAGAATCTAATTTTGCCCAACACCTTAACTGGCCCGAAGTACGCTCCGAAATTAGCTTTGTAAACTCCGGCCACAAATAAACGGCCCGCATAAACCTATACAAATGTATTTTAGTGCGAAACGCTTTTCTTGATATATGTATGTGCATTCCACAACTATCTGTATCATAGCTCCGCAAACCATAGTCGGCTAAATCAAAGATTTGTTGCCATTTATCTTGATTGGCCTTCAACCATTCAAACGTGGCCGGTTGAGATACGATTTCCACTCCGAATGAAACATCACAATTATCATAAATGCTCGTATCCGGTTGAGTATAAAAATAGTCATATGGTATCTCGGCCAAAATGTTATTAAACTCATACACATCATCTATATCGTCCCTAAACACTCCGCACTCCAATTCTATCCCGTAGTATTTTGCTGCGGGCCGCCCTTTATAGTGCTGGAAAAATTCAAATATTCCAAAAAAGTCGTCCCGATATTCGATATTCTCCCGCTGCTCCTCAATATCTGCTTCTCTTATATTATTGTAGCAGTATTCGCAATAGTCGTCCATTGCTTCATTAAGGTGAACAAATTCACCACATTCGGCACACGTGATATAATAATCTTCGTAACATCCTTCGCACAAATGAAGGCCACGCACATCAAAAACCATATCGTCCTTAAAATAAACTCCCCCGCACTCATAACAGAGCAGGCATTCGTCATAGTGTTCCGCTTCACATCGCGGGCATAATCTTATCGTCTGCGTATAGTGCCCACTTGCAATATAATCCTCTATTGCAAACGATTGAACCGATTCATCATATCGCCCACATATTTCGCACTGCATTTTTCTACCCTTTACTACTTTTGGCCATTGCTTTTCTACTTAAAGCATAACACAACATTCGTAAAATGCAAGTCTTTTTTTTCATTTTTCTCGAAAAATTATTATCACAAGAAGGCCCCAAAGTATGCCCACTGCTAAGTAACATTCACCATAGTAAACCAATTTATCCGGTATAATGTCCATTATAACAAACCCTAAAAAGCATCCTTGCCTAACGTTTATCCTATTCGCGGATATAATCTAACATATAAACATTTCTACATCGCAAATCCCGCACCGTTCCTAAACCACTATATCCGATTTGTTGATTTCGAAGAGTCCACAGGACTGTCCGATAACCCTGTTCCTGCAATTTCTTTGCCGTTTCCCGCCGCTCCCGTAGTGCTTCTTTACGGTCTGCATATTTCAATGGGTCGAATGCCAATTGTCCAATTTCTCTTAGTTCTAAATGCATTTTAGTTCCTCTTAAAACCATTCCTACTTGTTTTATTCTTAGCACACTTTTCACATAAAACCATTTCCTTCACTATTTCCCAGCCGAAACCGCCATTTTCGTACCTCTTTTCTCTTGTTTCTATTACTACTTTGTGGCATTTCTCTTTTGGCCGCGATACTTGCCTACACCGCTCACATCTAAACATTCTTAAACCCCCTTAAATCAGGTAAAGAGTAGTGGCTTTTTTCTCTTTTTCGTATTCCTCTTGATACTTTTTCTGCCGTTTGGCATATCTTATATCGGCGTATTCTAATAATATAAGATATGCCAAAATCGCCACTAATATGCCGCTCATTTTCAATCCCCTTATAGTAGTTTTGTCGTATCCCGTTTTTTATAGTATAGCACACAAATCGCACTATGCCAAATTAATTTTCGATTTTTTTCAAATTTTCTTAAACTAATTGGCTTGCTATATTTGTTTCTTGTATCAAAACGGCTTCTTGAGCGTTGGCCTTCTTGATTTCATAGGCAATCGCTTCAATCGCCGCTCTGTCTGATTCAGTTCCGATAATCTCAACCACTAAACTTTGCTCTGGCATTCCTTGCCAGTATCCGATACCGTTTAGCAAGGTGAACCCCTTAAAGTACCGGCCTACAATTTTTGTTACGTGTTCGGTATTCTTATGTTCGGTGAAAATGCGATATAGTCTGTCCATTTTAACCCCCTTTTGCTTATTTAGTATTTTACCGGCCTAATGTTACCGGTAGAATCTTGAGATTTTCTCTGTCATAATGATAGGCGGTTTCCGTATCACAATACTCACAGACGTAGATTGCTACGTTACAATCTACGCCGATTTCATTCCGAGCGTGAAATGTATCACGCCCACAATTTCGGCATCTCACTTTTAGTTCATCGACTGTCATTTTCAACCCCCTTATCTCGCAAGGTCAAATCTACCGCCAAATACGATTTGACGGCTTGCCTTTAAGGACCTAATCGGCTTAACCCTTATTTGGTAAAATCGCTTTAACGCTAATCCTTCTGCCTCTGCCTCTTTATCGTATTTGTCTAATTGTCTCATTTTTTTAGTTCCTTTTAATTGTGTATCGTTGACTATCCCTACCGACATAGTATCCGTCTTTAGCCGGCACTACAAAAACTTCATACTCATTATCTGGGTTTAGGACCTTTATCAAGTTCTGAAGTTCCTTACGTGTTCGACATTTGTACCATCGCATTTTCAATCCCCCTTAACAGTTTTAGCATAACGCGACAAACGCCAAAATCGCTAATTTTATCAAGTTCATTATATCGCTCATTTTATCCTGCCTTTATTGCCTTTGCCTTGCCTTGCTACTCAAAGCATAATGCAGTATCGGCAAAATGCAAACGAAACATTAGAAAATTTTAGGTTTTTTCTATAAATCCTTTAGTGGCAAGGATTTAGGATACAAAATTTATTGTGAGTAGGATTCCTAATATAAGGATAGTGCTATATGGTGTAGGTGTGGTATCGGTATGGTATCGGTACCAACCCCCCGGCCGATTCCATCCCCCCTTCGTGTGCAAAGGATTAGTACACTAATCGGCTCTGAATTTTCCAGAATGCTGATTAGAATACTGGACAAACCGACTACAGAAATACCGATTATAATAGTGGACAAATCGACTACAGAAATACCAATTGGATTAGTGTACTAATTGGCTCGACAAATACTGATTATAATAGTGGACTAATCGACTACAGAAATACTGATTATAATAGTAGATAAAATCGTTCCAAAATGCCGATTGTAATACTGGACAAATCGGCTCTTAAAAAAGAGGAAAAGGGAGGATAGGGGGGTAGCGACGCCGAAGAAGGAACGGCGGGGTGGTAGGTATGGCCTCAGAAATTTTATACGGATTTTCCAACCCACAATCAATCCTCAAGATAGAAGACAATTTCGGGCCTGGGATAGTATTTCATAAGATAACTCGGCCTACGAAATACCTCTCTACAGATGTGAATTTCGATTTTCGCATCTTCCTCAGTATCGAAATGGAGTGCCTTATATGGGTCAGATACCCACCAATTTATAGGTCCTGCCCAATAATACGTCTTACCGGATATGGTTGTACTACTAATCACGTATATTTTGCGTGGTTTATTGCTTTTCTTTATATGGTTCATAGTAATTCCCCTATTTGAGGGTTTCCATCAATTTCTGAAGTTTCTCCAGGTCATCTATTACAGACTCAAGTATCTCTTTTGCCCTATTTGTAGTCCCCATTTTGGCTATTTGAAGCCTACGGGCCATCCTATAAATCAAAAATAGGGCGTTATTTATGCGAATTTTCGTATTTTTCATAATATAGTCCTAAAAAATGTGTCTTATCAATCCGTATTTCTCGGCAAAAGTAATATAATCCTTAAAATCGTCGTGTTCATTTGAATATCTGCCGGTCAGAATATAATAATTCTGTCTTGGGTCGCGTTTCCAACGTAGTTTGTACCGGTCATCGCGGGCCAATTTTCTTAGTCCTATAAAATTTTTCCAGGCTTCAGGGTACTTTTTCTTGAAAATTCTCAATCTATAATAGACCGTACTCTCTGCTACTCCTAAATCTTCTGCGACTTCCCTGATTTTCATCCCTTTACCGATTGGCCCAGGGGCCAGTCTTACCAGAACGTCCATATAAATTTTCTTGACTTTTGGTCTTTCTCGCCTTTTCATCACATTCTCCTTGCTATAATTAACTTTAACAACTATTTCATAACTAAACTCTTTCCCCCTCTAATTATAGTATAGCATATACTATAAGATAATGCAAGTAAAAATTAAAAAAATTTCAAAAAAATTTATGAAAATTTCTCATTTTTCTTATAGCTTTTTATGCTTATATCTCCCCAAAGTGATGTTATTACATATCTTTTACTTACTTCTGTAGGACAAATACATAACCTGATTACTTTATCGGACTAACGGATACAAAGCTAACACATAGGTATCACCACTGTTAAAGTTCAGGGATGAACTTGTTAATAAGCAGGATGCGATAAAGATATTCAGGATGAATATCGATAGTTCAGGGATGAATAGTATAAGATATAACGTAAGTTTATTTATGAGGCGTATTCTACCCTGGCATAAGTGATAAACTGGGAGCGTACAGTGTCCTATAGTGGAGGACTTGGCGATGTATCCAGTTTTTCGACGGCCTGGGTGCGGCCTGTAGAAAATAGCACCCACTTTTTATTCATATATCCAGAATAGGTCATAAAATGGGCAAAAGAGCGAGCAAAAAAGAGGCAGAGGAAGCCAAACGCACAAAAATTGACTACGGTTTGACTCCGCCGAAGACTATTACCAATAAATTGCACGATAAATATATGGAACTGTACAAGGACGAGTATGCCGAAATGGCGTCGAGGCTGGTCGCTGCCGGATTCAGTGAGAAGGATTTGGCCTATACGTTCGGAGTGCCCGAAAACTGCATCAAAAGTTGGAAAAGACATATCCCGCAGTTTAAGATAGCCCTCACGGATGGAAAAAGACGTGAGAAGTGTAAGCTCGTGGCCAAGGCCCTTCTCGCTGCCGTAGGATATGATTACGAGTCTTCCAAGACCAGAATTCAGAAAGACCCCGATGGGACTATCTTAAAGATTGAGGAGACAAAATTTCGTAACCATCAGCCCCCGAACCACCAATTATTGATGTTCTTGCTAACCAACCTGTCCTATCAGCTCAAGGATGGGCCGGAAGAGAAGTGGCAAGGGCGGCAGAAAGTAGAACTTGAGGATAATAAGAAAGTCTCAGTAAAGATAGATGGTAAGCTGGCGAGCGACGAAATCAGGGATTTGGCTGGTCGGCTGCTGACAGAGGCTCGTTCCGGTAAGGCCGCCTCGATTATGACGACTGCTCAGACGCTTGAGGCACTAACTGAAGATGACTAAACTTTCTAAAGTAATTACAACTCCAGAGGATTTTTTAGAGCAGGTCCCGCACGACCCTGTAAAAAATATTCGGTTTAGGCAGAAAATTCACGCGAAGTTGGCGGAAGACCCTGTGGCCCAGAAGGAGTTTTTGGAACTATGTTATGCTCAGCCGCAGATTGCTTTCGATACCTGCTTTTTTACATATGACCCGCGACAGCCGGTAGGATACCGAAATCGGCCGTTTATCCTGAGGCCACAGCAGCGGAAATTCGTCGATGCTCTCAAGGATGCGATTGATAATAAGCACGACCTGATTGCCGACAAGAGCCGAGAGGAAGGGGCGACCGAGGTCATTTGTAAGATGTTCGCCCTGTACTGGATGTTGGTTCCAGATATGTCTTTTTTGGTCGGCAGTCGTAAGGAGGACCTGGTCGATAATGCGGTCGATTATAAGCACGGAAGATTGTTGGGTGCTCATCAGAGCCTGTTTCACAAGATAATGTATGCTATTGTGAACTCGCCGGTATGGATGCGGCCCGCGTTTAATAAGAAGCACTTGTTTTTGCAGAATCTGGATAATAATTCGATGATTGAGGGCGAGAGCACAAACGAGTCATTTGGTGCTGGTAACAGGGCGTCGGCGGTTCTTATAGACGAGTTAGCCAGGGTCGAACCTGAAGTGGCCGAGCATATTGTAGAGAACATCCACGATACGTCGCCGACGGTTATCTACAACTCGACTCACTTTCGTTGGGGCGCGAGCCACGTTTATAGCAAGTTGTTGAGGAGCAATAAGGTTCCAGTAGTAACGTTGGGTTATGAGGATAATCCCGAAAAGAATGTTGGGGCCTACTATAGCCCTATTGAGGACGTAGTTGAAATAATTGATGTTGATTATTATAAAAAGCACTATCCTGAGATATTTCAGTACGCAGAAAATTATAAAGAGACAGAGTAGTGTATATTCCAGAGTGTTTTAGACATCATAAGCCCGTTGTGATTCGCCGCGATAGTCTGCCCGAAGAATTCCACGATTTATTTGTTTGGGATGGCGGGGCCGGTAACTGGGGCCGTATGCGGTCTATCTGGTTCGATAACGAGGAAAGACGTGGCCGTTCTAAAATAGACATTGCTCAGAATATTTTACGTATTCCGCAGGCTTCCTCAGAGCAGTTTTTTGATTATGAAGTGTTGCAAAAAATACGAGCCAAGTATCTGAGGAAGCCCAACTATAAAGGCAAAATACAATTTGAAAACATAGGTGGAGTTTTTCATAACATTAAGTTTTTGCCAAAGGAATCTGGAAATGTCTTGAAGTGGTGGGGGTCTCTCCCAAACAAAGCACATAATTATATTGTGGCGTGTGATATATCGCGTGGCACTGGGGCATCTAATTCGGTGCTGACTATCTGCGATGTAAATAAACACGAACTTGTTGGCATATACGCTGACCCCTACATTGATGTTCCAGATTTCGCAGAGATGGCCGTAGCTACGTGTAAATGGCTTGGCGATGCTTATTTGATTTGGGAAGCTAACGGACCTGGCGATACCTTTGATAAGACGGTTTGGAAACTCGGATACAACAAAGTTTATTTCAATGTTAACGAACGTAAGATGGTTCGTAAACGCGGGTTGAATCGCGGATGGCGTAGCACGCCAGGGCCGAACGGCTCCAAAATGATGCTTCTTGATAGGCTGGATTCGGCTCTTGCAGAAAGCCTAAAACCGGAACGATATTATAACTATTTGGTTATTCACGACGAAGCCTTGCTCAATGAGCTGGAAGATTATATCTTTATTCCTGGTCGCATTGATGCTGGCCTAAGCAACTCGGTTTTGGACGAAAGCGGTGCTCGTTATGCTCACGGTGATAGAGTAATTGCAACCGGTCTCTGCGTTCTTGCTATGGTAGAAGTGAGGCCCGCAGATTTGCGTAGAGAAAAAGAGCCGCCGCCAGAATCTTTTGAGGCCAGGTTTAGAAAATGGCAAGCTGAGCAAGAGAATATAAAACGAACAATGAGGCGATTTAGATATTGAGGACAAAAGTGGCAGACTTAAAAACCCAAAGTAAAAAATTAAAGTTTCCGCGTAGGTTGCAGCTTATTTGTAAAGCGTGGAGACGCTTACAGGAGCCGGTGCTGAAGCATCGACAAAAACTGATACAGGCGTATGCTGCTGGTTATTATACGCCAGGATTTCACCCGTTTCATACTATAAACTTGATAGGTCGAGGAGTCGATAGTATTGTACCGTTTTTGGTTGAGGGCGACCCCAAGTTTATGGTAGAAACTAAAATAGCCAACTTTCGTCATTGGGCTTATGTAACACAGTTGGCTATAAACCACTATATTGAGCATCTGAAGTTGGCCGAGAACGTACTGATTCCTGCCGCTGTAGCGTCAATGTTTGGTGCTGCTATCACCAGAACGATGTTAACGCATAGCGGGAACATTAGACTCGAAGAAGGCGGAGTCATAAAAACGGGTGTTCCGTCTGTTACTGTAATTGACGAGGCGAACTATATTGGGGACCCAGCCGCTAAGCGGCGAGCCGACTTTACTTTGGAAGGCGACATATATCGGCTACCGACAGATTATGCAAAAGACTTTTTTGCGGGAAAAGATAAGTGGGGAAACCAGATAGCCGATTACATTACTCCTGATGGCAAGATGATTCAGGACTACTCGCCAGAGGAGGTTACGAAACACAATTTTGATAGAAGTAGGCTTGGCCTTCGAGATTATACGACCTTTATTGATTTGTATTTGTATGATGAGAATGTTATTGTTACGATAATGCCAGAAGGCAAAAAGGCTAAGATACTTCGTACTATCGAGTGGACTGGCCCAGAAGGCGGCCCATACGACTATCTTGGTTATAGATTTTTACCGGAAACGCCAACGCCGCTACCGCCTGCTTGGTCTTGGCACGACCTTGATGTAACAATGAACATATTGTTTGATAAAGCCAGAGAGCAGGCGGAGAATCAGAAGAAAATTTTGGCTTATGAGTCTGCTGCCGAGGGCGACGCCAAACGCATCACTCAGACGCCGAATATGGGCACTGTGCGAGTAGATAACATACAGTCGTTAAAAGAGATTGAGTACGGCGGCGTCAACCCCTCGAACTTGCAATGGATGGCGTTTGCCGAGGCAGAGTTTACGAAACAAGGCGGCAATCCAGACGTGCTTGGTGGTCGCGGAGTGCAGGCCCCGACGTTGGGACAAGAGCAGCTTGTGTTTAATAATGCTACGCGAATCATTCGCAATATGGCATCGAGATTTGATTCGTTCGTAACTTCGATTGTGAAAAAGCTCGCGTGGGATTTCTGGTATAACCCGTTAACGTATGTGCCCGTGCTTCGGGATATTTATGGTTATGGGCAAATGCCAGCAGTATTCTCAAGTTCTCGGAAGGTGGGCGAGTTTAATGACTTTGTCTTTAAGCTCATACCTTACTCGATGCAGCGAGAATCGCCAGAAATTAAGTACCAGAAGCTAATGAGCTTTATGACATCGTGGGTGTTACCATCTATGTCGATGGCTGCACAGCAAGGGGCGGTTGTGGATGTTCCTACTGCAACCAGAATTCTTGCCGAATATGCAGGGCTTGACAACTTTAATCAGATATATGAGACTGCGGTTCCTCACGAGTTAGCACAATTTCCATATACAATGCAGCCTATAAGAACGCCAGCCAGTGCTGGAAAAATAAAGAAATCAGCTCAAACGAATGACCAGTTTGGGGCAACTGAAATAAGTCGTTTGGCTAATTTAGAACAGCAGCAGCGTAGGGCTGGTGGACAGCCAAGTCCGCCCCACTATGAAGGAGAAAGGGTGTTAGAATGAGAGACGACGACCTTGTGTATAGAACCAAGACAGACGACAAGAAAGCGGAAAAGGCAGTTAGAATATCATACAATAAGAGAATGTTTTTTGTATGGCTGGCTTTGTTTATAATTTGCTACTTGGTGTTTGCTATAACTGGGCCTTCTAAAGAAGTAGTTGAAGCGAAATTTCTTACAAGTTTAGTTAATAGTACAGCAAAAATAGTAGTTGAAACGGATTATGCCGGATGGGAAGGTACTGGCGTTTTCATTAAAGACGACTTAATTTTGACTGCTGGGCACGTAGTTGATGGAGCCGCAGCTATTACTGTTATATTGGCAGATGGAAGTAAATATGAGGCCATAGATTGGTATAAAGAAAGTGAAGCAGACTTAGGTTTTATTGAAGTTAAGACAGAACGTAAAGAAGACATTGTACAATTTGATGATGCCGTCCTCGGAGAAGCAGTTTGGGCCATCGGTAATCCGTTTGCTGTCTATCCAGTGGTTAGCAAAGGCATTGTTTGTGCTGTAGATATGCCCGATATTTATATGCATCAAAAGGATATGATTATTGTTGATGCAGCTATAAATCCAGGAAACTCTGGTGGGCCAATTTATGATGCCGAAGGAAAAATACTTGGTATTTGTAGCTGGGGATTTAATGGACAAGGAATGTCTTATTTTGTTCGTGGAGAAGTTTGTAAACTTTCGTTAGCTAAATTTTTGGCGATAAAAGCATTGGAAGAGGTAAAATAATGGCAGGTAAACTATATCGAAGAAAAAAGAAAGAGAGACCTTCGGCTGGGATGAGCAAAGCCGAGAAGTCTGCTTTAGTTAAGAAAGCAAGGGCCGGTAAGGACATCGGAAAACCAGGAAAAATGTTTGCAAAAATAGCTGAAAAGGCTGCCAAGAAATACGGTTCTATGGAAAGGGGCCGTAAAGTGGCCGGTGCTGTTCTCTGGGAACATAAACGAGGTAAATAAATGCCGTTCAAAAGTAAGGCACAACGGGCTTATATGTTTATTCATCTTCCGCGTATTGCGAAAAGATGGGTTGAAAAGTACGGGCCTGGAAAAAATTTGCCAAAACACGTAAATAAATCACGTGTTTCTGCAAAGAAACGCAAGCTCTATAAAAAGAAATAAGTATGAGACCTAAAAGGTTTAAGAAATTTACACCCATAGCTGTTTATTGGGAAGATATAGTTTCAGAAAGTAAATGGAATACGCCGTCTGATATAGATAAAGCTAAAACTGCGTCTGTTATAACTCTTGGGTTCTTCTTAAAGAACAAAAAGAAAGCTATAATTGTAGCTCATAATTTGACGGACGATAACGAATCAGATTATACAATTATTCCGTTTGGTTGTATAAGTAAAATAATTCCGATTGATATAGGAGATAAAGGTGGCTGCCGAAGCAAGAATTAAGCTAATAGTTGAACTTACGGGCCTTGGACAAGAAGAGAGTTTTTCTGAAAACTTTGCTACGACTACGACACCAACAAGGGCTTTATATCATTATGCTGTCCAAGATTCTGCGGATACGGCCCAAGCTCTTGAGCTTGGAGATGTTGGCACTATTCAGCTTTTAGCTATAAAGTGCGTATCAAACGATGTAGATATTGATTTAGATTATTCGTCTTCGTTTGATGCAGATTTGACTATACAAGAGGGCGAATGTGCGGTAATACCAAAGCCTGCCGGTACTGTATATTTCAAAAATAATAGTGCAGGAGAAACATCTACAATAGAGTACTTAGTAGTGGGGACGTAAAATGGCAAGACGTAAGACATTTGTTTGTAGATGGTTCTGCGAGAAGTGTGGAGTTTATTACAACCCGCCTGGGAAGATACAAGAATTTACTTGTCCTAAATGTAATAGTAAAACGAGACCAGAAGCTGTTGAAAAGAGCTTAGTGGCTCCGCAAGATAAAGGATGTCTTGTTGATATTATGATGAGGGATAACCCTCGTCTAAGCTGGTCTTTGGGTTGTAATGAGAATGAGTTGCCGAAGATGCAAAAAATACACCCTGGGGCCGAATTTCGTAAAGCTAAAGGCGGCGGCTATCAGATGGTTATACACAATCGGGTCGAAAAACTAAGACGAATGAAAGAAGCGGGAATGGAAGAGTATTAAGATATAAATTGTTTATTATAGGAGACAGAAGATGGACTTAGAAAAGGTACATCCCAAGTTCGCAAAAGAGAGAAAATGTAAGAACGACCGTTGCCAAACATTTTTTTTAAGCGATGAGGACGAAGACTTGTGCCCGTTTTGTCGTAGTCGTGGCCTGACTTCGGAGCAAGAACGGAAGAAGGACGTAGTTTATCAAGAGCCAAATGTTACTGAGCTGGAAGCAAAAGTGGCCGAACTGGAGAAAAAGTTAGAGGAAAGCGAATCGCATCGTAAGCGGCCCACATTTAAGCCTAAGGAGTGTAGTGATTGTGGGAAGATGTTTGAGCCTCATTCGGGGCATCAAAGGCTTTGTCCTTCGTGTCGAGCAAAATTAACTAATTAAAGGAGACAGAATAATGGCTGGTGAAGAAGAAATTAAAAATCAAGAGATAGAGGAAACGAATGAGACATCAGAACAGGAATCTGAAGATACTGCAGTAGATACTGCTAAAGAGGCCGAACTCGATGGCCCCAGTCCTGGCGTGCTTGAAAAAATTGCCAGCATTTTTAAGAAGAAGCCCAAGGAAGAGTCTGCTCAGGAAGAGGACGCCGAAGAATCTGAACCGGATAGTGGTGCTGAGGAGGCAGATGCTGCTGAAGAGGATACGGAAACAAACGAAGAATATGAGTATGAAGAGATAGACCCGACATTTGTCGAAGTTGCTCGTAAGTATGGTTGGGACGATAAACGGATTATAGAATATGCCGAAGGACATAGCTACGAAGATATACTTTTGCTTAGTAATCTGATGCAGGATTTTCTTGCGAAATCCCAGCCAGACGATAAAACTGCTGTAGAGAGCAAAACAGCAGAAGACGAATTATTGGATTCTAAAGCTCTCTTGGAGTTAGCAGAGGGAGACCCGAAGGTCGCAGCGGCGTTGAAGCGAGCCGTTGAGCCTCTGGCGAAGCGACTTGAGAGCATATCTTCTACTTCAGAGGAATTGAAAAAGACTCTGGGTAGCAAGGAAGAGGAGCGGCGGATAGAGGAAGCTATCCGTAATTATGAAGTTGCTATGGAGATGTTTGATAAAGCAGGGATTCCGTCTTTGGGTAAAACAGAGGAACTTCCTACTTATCCTGATGGGTCGTTTGTGATAGACCATCCGGCGTTTCAGGAAAGAGCTAAAGTTTGGGATGTTGCTCAAGCGTTTTACGCCACTGGTGGGACCTTCAAACAGGCAATGGAAAACGCTCTACAGTGGTACAAAGGTGGTAATCTTGAAAAGGAAATTCAAGATAAAGTTGTAAAGGATTTGAAGAAACAGGAACAAAGAGTTACGCCACGACGACAGAGTGCTACAGAAACTAAGACTTACGCTAATGAAGAGGAGCGTAAGGCTGATATTATCAACGAAGCGTTGAGGAAGTATAATAAAGAACTTCCTATATCATAGTAGCTTGGTCGGAGGCGTATCTCACATTAGAGGAGGCCACTTATGGACGATGTATTGATTGCTCAAGCTACAGATATACTTCAGGCCACTCTGCCCGATTTAGCCAAAAAGAGGTGCGTTCTTACTTACGCCTACAGCAACTATGGCTTTATGAATACGTTTTGGAAGAATAGAGCCAAGTTGGGTGGTGGCGATAAGGTCGAACGCTTTATCACTCTTGAGGATGAGGGTAATGCTGGCCATCGTAACAGGTGGTCGGAAGATACGCATAATGTTGTAAATACCGACCACACCATCTCGGTTGACTGGGTTCTTCTTTCCGGCAACCTGAGTTGGAACGTTGTTGAGCAGGATATGAACAAAGGTGCTGCTCGCATTTATGATAAGATTGAGAATAAGTATAACAACGCAATTAGGGAAATGGCCGATGCGCTTTATCCCGCGTTGCTGAAGACCCCGACTTCTGCTACCGACAAAGATAGACCACACGGTCTGGCTGCCTGGCTTTCGCTGGGTACTGATGGTTCGACCGGCGGTTGGACCGGTGCGTATGGCCATTATAACGACGGTAATACGCCTGGTACGACCTATAATGTTGGTGGTATAAACGGCAGTACTTATTCTCGGTGGGCATCATATTATGCTGACCACGACGGAGACCTGGACGACAGCTTGCTGGTTCTGCTTGATAGGGCCACTCGTAAGCTGAATTTCCAGGGGCCGCAGCTTGGTCGTAGCCTTGATAAAGAGAGCGGCAACTTCTCCTTGTATTCTAATGACAACGTTATTGGTAGCATCAATCTTTTGTATGCCCAATCGGATGACCAGATGGGCATTCGACCGAGTCAACATTTTGGCGATTCTCCTGTTTTCAAGAGAATGCCGATTCAGTATGTTGATGTGCTTGATACTGCCAATACTTCTGTTTATGGTACTGACCCGATTTTCGGCGTCAACCATAATCTTCTGTATCCGGTTGTGCTGAATAACTGGGATATGAAAATTGGCAAGCCGCGTCAGAGAGATAAGCAGCACTTGGTATTGACTGTTGATATGGATATAGTCTATGCCATAATCTGCGAAGACCGCAGACGTGCTGGTTTCTTGATTTCGCAGCAATAAGAGAGACAGAATTTAGGCGTGGGGACGAGGTTGGATAACTTCACACCCGAAAACGGCCCGTTCGGAGACACGTAACGGGCGGGCCTACGTATCTTTAACTTTAGTTTAATGAGGTGATAATATGTCAAGTGCGGTTTCTTTTGGGACTAATGTTAACGCTAAGCGTAAACGAGTCTATTATGAAGGCTCGGATACGATTTATGAGGGCTATGCTCTCTGCTATAACTGGGACACCACCAGCAACATTCTTGGTGTCGATAGGGCAGATGGCTCGAAAAGCTCTACTACTACTGCGGGTTCCAAGAACGAGGGCAAGTTCCTTCGTGTTGAGAAGCCCGCTACTGCCAACTTCTTTGCCTTTGCTGGTGTTGTTGCTCCTGGTAGCTGGTGCGGCAAGGCTGGCCCAATGTGGCTTGAGATTTATGTTCCTAATGGTGCAATAGTTCCGGTCTATACCGATAAGAGCATTACGGCTGGCGATAAGATGTATCTTGAGAATGCTCAATATACTATTATCAATACTGAGTCCGCAGGTGCTTATGTCGGCGAAGCCTGTGATACTATTGACCGAAGCTCGACGGCTGGTCTTGTCCAGGTGAAGCTCATTGACCCCTGCTTCAATCAGAGGGTTGATGATTTGTTCCAGACGCATCTTAGCGATGCTTGGACGGCATTTAGCAACGCTATTCCGTCTCAAACGTTTAATGATGCGGATGTGTCGGCTCTGGCATCTGATATGAATG